TTGTATCAACTCAACTGAAGCCTTCGGTGGAATCTGAAGATCATCAGCGAGATAAACGATAGATGCTGTTGATCCTGCCGCTGCTACATCAATCCAGACATCCACAGTAACGGCAGACGTTGTGATGTTTGTCAGCCTAATGCCGATCAGCGCGTCATTTGAGTTTGCAGTTCTCAGAGTATGCGCGGCATTTGTGACTTGAGATTTGTAGTCTTTTGTAAAATCCTGTGCCATATTCTTATCCTATAGTGCGATTGCCATTGCCACAGCAAACCCTGCTGAAGCCCCGGCGGTGCCACTGGACGCTGAAGTCAGCCTCCCTTGAGCATCCACCGTGATTGAAGAAAGGGTATAACTACCCGCTGAAACTGCGGTGTCAGCGAGCTTGTCTGCGGTCACCGCATCATCCGCAATACCTGCTGTCGCCACTTGCTGCCAGTCCACTCCGTTTGTAGCCGATGAATCGGCGGCTAATACATAATCATTGGTACCAACAGGCAGTCTCGTTTCAGAGTCTACTGTATTGTAGACAAGCAGATCGCCTTTGGTTGTCAGTCTGTCTGGCGAGAGAACGTCTACCTTCTGCCACTCTGAAGATGCGCTAGAGTATTTCAGGTATTGGTCGTTTGTTGCTGATGTGGAACTTACTGCCTCCCCTTGAATCTTGGCTACAGTAACCGCACCCGCATTAGTCATGGTTGCATCGCCACTGAGAGCAGCAGCGGTGAACCCAGTGCCGTCACCAATCAGTATCTCAGTAGTAGCTAGAGCTAGATCAGATGGAACCCCGGATGAGTTGGCGTTCCTGACCTTTACCGTATTAGCGGCCATGTCAGCTAGTTTGGCATTTGTTACCCCACCGTCCGTAACATTAACTGTTACAGTCGTGCTTGATGCTGCCGTATCAAGACCCGCTCCACCCGCTACCGTAAGGGTGTCTGAGTCAAGGTCTATGTCAATCGTTCCACTATCAGTGGTAATGTCCAGATCTTCTGCTGTAAGCTGCGTATCGACATACGCCTTGATCGACTGTTGCGTAGCCAGCTTAACAGCGGAGTCGGATGACATATCATCCTCATCCTTTATGCCCGTTACAGTGGCACCGTCAGCATTTACATTCAGGCTGCTGACAACAGCGGTAGACGCTGATGCAGCACCAATAGCCGTTCCGTCGATAGCTCCACCATCAATATCCACCGTGTTGGAGGTGACTGCCGAGATGGGCAACGTTACCCAGGCATCGTTAGCCTCGTTCCGCAGCTTGAGAACATTGTTGGTGGTGTCGAACCACAGCAAGCCAGCAGATATGGATGTAGATGGTGCGGATGTCGATGTGTGGATAGCGTTGACAGCCTGGTCAACCGAAGGGAATGATTGCTTGACGAGCTTTTTGACGAGACGAAGGTGATCATCACCTTGACTGACGTTATCACTCGCAGTGGGGTTGGTGATCGTAAAATCTGTGATGTAATTTCCGGTTTCTAGGCCCATTACGGATTACCTGATGTCGTGATGATTCGGAGTGCAGATCCAGAGTGTCGATCCCTGGCATCTGCATCGCTGATATTCTTGATTGCTTCCTTGTATGCCTGCAGCCACAACCCCACCCTGGCATCGTTCTGCAGGAACGGTTCAGCCTCAAGCAGACTGCCGTAGAGGTACACGTCGGGGTTATTGGTCAGCATGGTGCTGGTTGTCGCTGAATCCGACAACGCATCGAAACTTTTGTAGTACACGAGTTCGACCGTGTAGGCAGCATCTGGACCTGGTCCCAGGTTGTAGTTGTTGCCGACAATCGTGTAAGCCAGAGGCTTGCCGGTCCTGCTGCCTGCCCACAACCGGTCCATCATCTCAGGAGCGAGATACTCCAGCATGGTGATAGGGGTCGTGTTGAGTGAGAAGACCCGTCCCTGCAGGTAACCAGTCGGCAGAGCGTAGCTGCGTGTACCGGCTACGGTGGTGTCCGTAGCAGTCGTTTCCATAGCGCGGATCCGCAGCTCACGATTGAATCTGGTCTCACACAAAGTGATGAACTCTGTGATTCGATTTGTCAGATCGTCCCGATCCAACCAGTTGGCTACAGCGGTCTGCAGCTCGGCATAAGTACCGATTGCCATTCAGTCTCTCTCCATGAAAAGAGGTCAGTGACCTCTCCAGCATCCTTGCTGGCTATTTCTTCAAATACCCGTAGCGCACTGGGTACGATGGATACATCAGCCCGAGCGGAATCCCCTCACCGTGAAACCTCACCAGTGGGGATTCGGGAGGGATGTACACGTCGATCCCCTTACCCCGAGCGAACCCGATCAGGTACTCCATGTTGGGTCGCTGGTAGGCAAACTCAGAAACGTAAGACGGGTCGCCAGGGGCTGATTCAAGATCAGCCATGTCCACACCCCAGATCCCGATCCTGTCCGCCTCCTCCGCGATAGCCAATCCCACAAGATAGGCAAGCGAGGAGTTGAAATAATCACCCAGGCATTCGCTTACCCGTTCTATCGGGTATCGAATAGCGTTGGGGATGTCGGGATACTCCCGTTGCATATAGAGAGGATCTAAACCCCTCAGTCGATCCTCGTACCCTTTCCGTCGCTTTGCTTCAGGCTTTCGTAACAGCTCCAACGGGTGCATCTCGAACAACCTGTCGAAATACATCCATCGATCCTCATCCCAGGGCAAGCCCCAGGTTTCCCAATCAGGATCCTCGTATGGAGCATCGTCGTGGGTTGATGGAGCTAACCCAACGACAGCGATTTGTCTCAACGAGACAGTTCAGTCACATATACAGTTGAAGTACTGGAAGCGGTGATAGCCGCGCATTTGTTGGCTTCGCTCACCCGAAAGAAGTACGGTGTACCAGCCGCCACATAAACGTGGGATGTGGTTGCGGTGGGTGCAGTACCAAAGGTGATGAAACAGGCTGCGGTTGCAGTCACCATCACATCTGTCACCTGGGTAGCGAACGCATTACTGGTCGCTGCGCTGGAGGTGGAAGCAGAAATAGTCTGCGTTACACCTGGACGGAATACATTGCTGTTCACATTTCTCATGTCAGTACCTAAATTTTGGTTGGAGCCACTTTAAAATATTTATAGTCGGGGTCATTGAGATACGCAGCCAGAACCTTGGGATCCCGCGAAATCTCACCATTGGATTCCCGCATCCATTTTTCCCAGGTTGCGGTAGGGACAGACGAGACGTGATGCCACTCTCCCCTTTTGCCCATCGTCAGCTTGTCACCGTACTCGTTGAACTTACGTTTGTTGTCTTCAAGAATCGGTGTTACGTCCTGGTGGGTGTTGAACCGGAACGTGTTGTCTGTCTGGTCAAAGTGCATGTCGGTCTGACGACCGATTGCCTTATCAAGTACGAACTTGTCAGACATATCCCACGCCTCCCACTTTGGGCGCACCATCTTTTGGATCGTGGTCAACATATGCCTTACGCAACCAGCCAGCGGCGGTTTTGGGTTCTTCCGCTTTAGGTTTCTCTGCGGGTTTGGATTTTTTCAGGATCCTCTTCGCCGCTTTTTCCAGTTCTCGATCTTTCATAGAAAAGTAGGGGGGTGGGTTGCCCCACCCCCTTCCTTCAGTTAGTGATTACGCCTTGCAGTCGGCGAGAATTCCGCTGGACTTCTCGTTCTTGGAAACAAGACCCGCTTCAAAAAGAAGCATCTGTTTCGTTGAGTCGCCGGTTTTGGCGAGTTCAATCGTCTGGAAATCACGGAGGACTGAAAGCCCCCAGAAATCCATGTCCAAGAAAAAGACGTGCTCAGTGGAGTTCAAGTTCCGATCAGGAACGATCTTGAAAGTGCCAAAGTCAGAAACATAAACATCGACCGCATTTACTGCGGTGACCTGTCCACTTCCTTTGACTTCATTTCGGATCGCGTAGCCTGGACCAGCATTGGACGATAAACCTGATATCGCCTGCTTGATGGTTGCGGGGCATAGAACCATGTCTGGATTGCCGCCAGCGTTGAAGGCATCGAGGATGACATTCTTGATGCCAGCTTCCGTAATGGAAGCAGTGGCAGTCGCCTCTGTCATCGTGTCTGAACCATCGCCGCTGGATGCAGCCGGTGTACCCGAACTCGGGTTCATCGACACCCAGTTGGTTGCTATCCACGAGGGTAGGCCAGCAGATATACGGGCGGTTGTTGAGTCACCCGCAACTTTCGCAACGTTCTGGGACAACATCGATTCCCAGTCGCGCTTCATCTGCTTACCACGCTTCGCTATCTGATAGGCTTGGTGTTTGCCGTGACCTGCGTAGTTGACCGAGTCATCTGTACCTGACAATTTGTTATCGTAAAAGCTCTTTATCTTTTACTTCTACGTCTTTCGACGCAGTTCGGACTATCTCATCATCCCAGTAGGATGCCCTGCGCTCGTGTCGCTTCATAATCCCAAAGGGATCGTATGCGTTAGTCTCTGAACCTTCGTCACATTGCTATGACGCTTGGCTGCGGATTCCCCTATCTTCAGATTTAGGGTTCCCGCAATTCACAGGGTTTTCATTTACGCATTACTGCGTAACGGACCAAGGTAAAAATTTAGTCTGAACCACATACCTGGAAATCTGGCAGTAGTTCGTTAACTTCGTCGGCAACGCTCTCGCTGTAGCTGCAGGGCTGTCGTCACCTTCTATCTGGCGGTTTGCACCACCGGAGGCAATCGTATCCGTTTGCCATTCATAGAGGGTGTTCGAAGCCTTGTCTCTACTGCACCCAGAAAAAAATGGGGTGTCGAGTGGAGCGATATTATCTCTGGTGTTACCGTAAAAGCTCTTTATCTTTTACTTCTTACAGTTTTCCATCCTGTAAGGTCGGACTATCTCATCATCCTTTCGGATGCTCCGCGCTCGTGGGCCTTTACTGTCCGTTCTGGACTCCCTGGCCTAGTCTCTGAACCTTTTTGTCATCCCTGACAAACTTGGCTGCGGATTCCCCTTTCGGCGGGGTTCCCGACAATTCACGGAGTTTTATTGTCATCCATAATATTCAGATGACATCGGCTAACTGCTCGCGGATCTGTACTGACGAATACGTCAGTGAGGTATTGCTTGCAATTGCCATGTTTGTCTTCCTTGACGTTTAGGCTAAAAGTTCCTCCAGCAAAACAGCGGCATCTTCTACCTTGCCGGTTTCCTGGAGACGGTTTCGTTGACGCGCACGCTTTTCCTTGGCATCCAGTTTCTTGGATGCTCCCTTACCGCCTCGAATAACCTTGGGCTTGTTCTTGAGCTTCTTGGACTTCACGTTGGATGTCTGAAGCTCGTCGTACAGCCTGGCCTTGTTCAAAACGATAAAAGAACGGTGATCAACCAGCTGATCGATCTCCGCATCTTCATATCCGATGCCCTGGGCATAGCTCCGCAATTTCCCTGCCAGCTCACGCTGCTTTTCCGGTTCACCCCACTCGGGCAACTTGCCGACGAGATGGGCATGTTCGGTCTGCACCGTTTGCTGCCACTGGTGTTTTGCGTCTGCCTGGGCTTTCTGGGTTGCCTCGTACTGCCGTTGCTGTATTCCGGCTACCCTTTCCTGCGCCTCTCGCGCCTCTTCCTTTTTCGTGACGTACTCGATTGGATCCTCCTGCTTGAGGGTTTCCCAATCGATGCTTGCCCACTGGTCGAGGTTTGAGCTTTCGATTACGGATTGAAGGTAGTTCGCGTACTGCTGTCGTTCCTGCTGGATCTGGGCAACTTCGGAGTTGTACTGCTGTTGCAGGGTCTCCATCTCTCGCCGGTCATCAGCAAGCTGCTGGCTTTTCTTCGTGAACGAAGATTGCCGCGAATAACCATTCAGAAGTTCGTCGAGACTGACCTCGATCTCGTCACCGTCAACCTTGACGGCATAGACGGGTTCCTCGTCTTCTTCTTCAGGTTCTTCGCTTTCGGATTCCTCAGATTCGTCTTCTTCCTCTGATTCTTCCTCTGAAACCGCTTCGGACTCTTCGTCTGGATTCGCTTCCGTTGACGTTTCTTCTTCTGCGGTGGATGCTTCCTCGGTTTCCGGTTCCTCGACCGCAGTCGAGTCCATCAATCCGAGTAGTGCGTTTTGGGCCTCTACCAGAGACCCTGGTTGCGAGATTGCCGGTTCCGCGACTTCTTGAGTGTCGGCCATTGTGATTTTCTCCATGAAAAAGGCCACCCGAAGGCGGCCCTACCAGCGTCCTTGCTGGCTCATTAGCTAATGAGTTTCTAAAACGGGTTTCTATTCTTTCGCTTGAATTCTCCGGTGGTCAGAATTGACTCGAAGTGAGTTTTCAGACGGGATAGAATTTTCAACCCTAGCCAGAGATTCTCCCTGGCTTCCGTATCCTGGGTCTGGGAATTCTCCCAGGAGTCCAGGAATTCCTGGCGAAGAGCTTCCCACGCTTCCTGGAACACAGGATCTTCCAGGATGCGTTTGGCAGCTCTTTCACGCTGTTCGTTGTCCATTATTTTTTCTTCTTCTTCCTCTTGGCATACTTGACTTGCTTTTTCGTCGGATTCTTCCTGGGTCGCCCAGGCTTCTCATAAGTACCAGGTCCGTAAACCATCAGGTTGCCCCTATTGCAACCGGTCGTTGCTGTTCTGCTTCAAGTTTCAACTCTGCCATCTTCAACTGAGCGTCCACCTGTGCTTCAGCCGCATCCTGCTGGACCTTCATCTGCTTGATCTGCACGTCGGCCGCTTTTATCTCCAGTTCTTTCTGCTTCATCTGCATCTCCATCTGCTGCAGCTCCTGTTCAGGAGACGGTCCCTTGGATTGCACTTCGCTCGGGTTGGTCAGGAAGCTGGAGACGTTCTTGAATCCCATCGACTCGACCATCTCAGCACCCAGGTTGTAGAGGTTCTGCTCAGAGACAATCGACAGACCACCGGACATCGCCTGGGCGGCGAACTGGATGAGCTGCGCCAGGTACATCCGCTGCTGGTCACGCGACCCGTGTCCCAGGCCCACTGCTACCACACAGTCCATCTCATCG